GTTGAGCGCCCTGTCCTGCGGCTTGTCGGGAGCGGGACGCCTGCGGGAGAGGTTATCATAGATATTGCCGAGGGTGTCAAGCACCGTGAAAGTGTGGTCTCCCTCGCTTACCGCCGCATCATCGGACTTCTTGTTCTTGGTATCGTAGGTGTTGGATTCTATCACAAGGAGCGCATCATCATAGTAGTGCGCTATCTGCGCCGCCTTGTACGCCAGCAGGTCCGGGTCTACGTGTCCCCTCCAGAGGGCCGCCCTTTCCAGCGCACCGAACTCCCCTGCCATTGATATGCGGTCAAAGACGGATATGACTGACCAGTCGGCCTTGTACCCTCGGCCACCTACGTCCACCGTCACAAGGAAGCGGTTCTTGACCTTCTTCCCCTCTATGGCTCCGTCCGTAGGCTGAATCCATATCTTCAGTACCTCCGACTGCAGGGAATCGTTGGGATAGAGTTTCACGTTGTCCATCACGCCCTCGCCTATGGTCGCATCACCACGGATATCGCCGATGAACTTGGGCGCACGGATATTCTTATGGAGCCAGGATAGCAAATCATCAGTAAAGTAACGTCCGCTCTTTGTCTGGAAGGCTTCATCCGCAGTGGTGGGGTACTCGGACTTCATCTGGAAATCCGTCCAGTGGTGGGACTTCTTGAAGTTGTTGTACCAGTAGATGCCGTCAAGGGTTGCGCCCTGCTCCCACTGCCACCAGTTGTACTCCGTCCACGTTGCCACGAACTGCTCCGTGTTCTGATAGCGGTCAAAGTAACGCTTGGTGTAACGGGCATCCACGTACCACGCCACGAAGACCGGCTGGATGCCGTTGCGGTGCGACTTCTTGTTGTCAAGGGCCGCAAGGTACTGGCGGTGGAAATAGTTACCCACGCCCTTTGCGGTGGATTCCATCACAATCATCGTTCCCGCCACATCGGGCACGGTGGAGTAAAGGGCCATAGCCACATCGTCACCTTTAGCCTCCTGCGTGTCCTTCCAAAGACCCACCTCGGACATATGCACAAGGGAGAAGTCGAAGGAACGGAGTGCATCAGGGCGCTGGGCGGAGCCAATCTGGACACGGCATCCACGCTCCGGGATTATTCGGATCAGCTCGGTTCCCTCAAAGCGCTTGAACGTGACGGGATTGCTCCACCCAGGCAGCTTGGCTATGAGGTTCTTGTACATCGTGCGGATGTTCACGGCCTGCGTCTGGTCCAATGCAACGATACAGGAATGCCAGTTGTCATACCAATAGCGCTGGAGCCAGAACATATAGCACTGCGTAGCCGTGGAGCCGCCCCACTGACGGGCCTTCACAAGAAGGACGCGGATGGGTACGCCTGCAAGCCTCTGCCTTTCGTACTCCCCTACCAGTATGCGCTGGCCTTCATTGAGGATAAGCGGGATGGGCTTCTTGGTCTCCTTGTCCTGAATCTTTATGGTGGATGCCGCCGTGAACTCGAAGTCATACTTGAGACGGAGCGAAAAGAGATTCTCCGTCACGGCCTGTCGGTTTTCCTCGGTGTCATACTGGCCCGTAGCCTTGAGCAGTCCGCTTGCGCCCCCGTATTTGAGATAGGCTTTCACGAACTGGTCCTCCAGCATTTCCGTAGGGACGTAGTAGGTCTCCCCGTTTATCGTCAGCGGAGCACGTGGCACAACCTCGCCGGCCATATCCCCACGGATAGGGTCATAGACACGGAAGTATTTGTTCCGCCTCTCCTTGTCCAGCCGAATCATGGCCTTTATGTCCGGGTTGTTAATCATCCTCCAGGCATTCGTTTAACAGGGAAATCAGGCGCTCGTTCTTTGAGATGTTATTGCTCAGTCCTCGGTTCACGGCCTGCAGGTCATTGATAAGCGCCAGGGCGTTCTGCCTCATTTTGGAAATGTTAACTTTCTGTGAAGTCTTATACTCGGAGATAATGTTCAGCAGTCTTCCCCTGCTTATCTCATAGCGCAGGGTCACGGCATCATAGGCCTGCTTGCGAGCCTCGTCTGGATTCAGCCCTCCGCGTATCCGGTGGCCGAATATGGTGTAAAAGAAGGTGACTATCTCACCGTTTCTTTCAAGCGCTCTTTCGATGCCGTTCATCCTTAAAAGTCAACTAACCTCCACAAATATAGTGAAAATCTTTCATTTTTCACAAAACGTGAACGGAAAGATTTTGATTAAACATATTTTTACATCGTAAAATTTCAAAATCTATGGCAGAAGCAAAAAATACCCCCGCACCCGAAGCTCCGGCAATGCCGAAGTACAGGGAGAGATTGCGTGGACGTTATGCCGATGCTAATCCGCAGACCGACCAGGATTGGGACGACCTCACAGAGCGCGGATTTGCAGATGACGAGGAAAGAATAAAGGCCTACGAAGACAACGAACAGGTCATCCAGGACATCCTTGACTCCGACAAAGACGCCGCAGCCGTAATCTCCGAAATGATTCTTAACGGGACACCGTTCCGTGCCGCTGTTGCCAAGTACTTTGACCCCGAAGACCTTGTTGCCAAGGAGGGTGATGCCGATTACGAGTATTACCAGAAATCCAGCGACGAGCGCAAGAAGATGGGACAGGAGTTCCGTCAGAGGGGCGAGCAGAGGCGCAACAACGAAAAGGAAGCCTATGACAACATTGACAAGTTCGCAGAGAAGAAACAGATGGACAAGGCCGCAAAGGATGCGTTCATCGGTTTCGTGAACACCTTGTACAATGACTTGTCCGCCCTCAAGCTCTCAATGACCACCCTTGAGAAACTCTACAAGGCCATGACCTTTGACGAGGCCGTTGCCGAAGCAGCGGAGACAGGAGCCATTGAGGCCAAGAACGATGCGATTGAGGCTGCCCGCGTAAGAAAAGCCGTCAACACCGCTGGTGATGGCGTTCCCACTCCTGCAGGCGGTAGTTCCCCCGCCCCTACTCCCAAGCCTAAGAAGAAGACAATATTCGATGACTTACCTCAGAGAAAATTCTAATCAATTTAAACCGTAAAAAACCATGAAGCTTTATTCAAACAACCTTCCTTTCAAGCGCTTCATCGTTGGCCCCGGCTCTGCCGAAGTCACCGAAAGCGTAGCATCTGGTGCAAGCCAGGGCCCCATTGATGGTACTACCGTCGTTTCCAAAATTGCCGACAGCACCGCTGAGCCCGGTATCGGCACCGTGGAGGCCGCTTATCTTGACGAGGACCTTGACAAACAGATTGTCAAAATCCGTCCTCAGGACACTCCTATTGACACCTTCACCCGTACAATCGCCAACATCCAGAAGAGCGAGAGCTGGGAAGCAGGTGGTTGGGAAATCGGCACCCGTGAGACCCGCGACAAACTGACCGCTGCCGCATCTGCTGGCGACACCACCGTCACCGTTGCCAACGGCGATATGTGGAAGCCCGGCGACACCTTCCTGGTGCACACTGCCGACGCAAACGGCAATGACACTGGCGTCATGAAGAATAGCGGTGTCCCCGTATCCGGTATCGTGAACGCCGTTTCCGGCAACACCCTTACCGTCCGTGGAACCAACGTTCTCTCCGCAGCAGGTGTTATCGGTGCAAGCGCTGCTCTCCCTGCCATCGCAAATGGAAGCATCCTTGAGCGCCTTTCCCCCGCCGTTTCCGAACTTGAGGCTTCCGTTGAAGGCTTCGCCCTCCAGCCTGCAGCCCGCAAGTACTACAATCAGGTCCACATGACCCAGGTTGAGGAATCCGTTATCCACGCCCTTCTCAAGAAGAAAGTTCCTATGGACTTCTCCGTCTACAAGGAGCAGACACTGTGGGACTTCAAGCGCGGTATGGAACTCTCCAACCTCTTCGGTGTCGGTGGCCTTACCAAGAACGCCAAGGGCGAACTCGTTCACCTCGCAACCGGTCTCTGGTGGCAGATGGACCGCGAGACCTCTCTCGCCGCTTCCATGACCGACGCCAAGTGGAACGAACTCGGTAAGTACATCTTTGAGGACAACAACGGTGCAGACCGCCGTCTGTTCTTCGCAGGTAACGACCTCCTCCTCAAGATTGCAAGCGTTCCTTCCTATCAGAAGCAGCTTGAGGCCAAGAACACCGAAATGGTACTCGGTCTCCGCGTCTTCAAGATTGAGACTCCTTTCGGAGAACTCCTTGTCAAGCCTATGGGCTCCCTGTTCAAGGGTTACTTCTCCGGCTGCGGTATGATCATTGACCCCAACTACGTCAAGAAGTACGTGATGGAGCCTCTGACCACCACCCAGCTCGACCTCAACAAGACAGGTCAGCGCCGTGTTGATAACGCAGTGCGTATCCACGAGACCTACTCTCTCTTCCTTGAGAACCTGCCTTGCCACGTCAGGATTGTTCCCGGAGCATAATCGGTAGAAGAACGTTTAACCATGGGGCGGTGGTGCTTAGAACATCGCCGCCCCTTTTTCAAAAAAGAAGTATGATAGTAAAAACCTATAGGACTTATTTCCTAAAGAGCCTCTCTTTCGATATTCCAGGAGAGAACGAGGGTGAGGAAATTCACATCTTGTTCCAGGGCGGCATCCAGGTGGACTCCACCGCAAAGTATGTCACCAGCAATCCCTACATCCAGAATAAACTGGAGGAGAGCAGGCTCTTTGACTATGACTACTTCCTTGAGGATACGAAGGTAGTGTCTGACCCGTCTGACGAGGCCCCCGCCAAGAAGGAAGCTCCCTCCGCCCCCAAGAAGGAGGAGGAAAAACCTCTCACCGACGTGAAGGATATCAAGCGTTTCCACAACATTGTAGAAATGCGTTCCGCTATGGCCGAACTTGGCTTTGAGGGCGTGCAGGAAATGAACTACGCCCAGCTCAAGTCCGCCGCAAGTAAAGAAGGTTACGATTTCCAGATTCAGAAGTAAATGACCAGGAAGCAGTTCATACAGAAGGTTGTTGCAAGGATGGACGAGGTTACGCCCGAATCCAGCCTCAACGTCATTGTGGACGGATTTACCGATGGGACGGACAGCAATCCGCTGTACCTTCTGATAGACAGTATTGCTGACGACTGCGCCCTTGAACTCTATTCCGTGGCTCCGTATTGGAGGCTCCCTCAGACGGCATTCGCAAACGTGCTTGTGGAAGGGATTACTTCTGATGCGGATTCAAGGAAAATCATCCGCCTCAAACTCAGTGACGACTTCCTCCGCGTGGCCGAGATTTCCTGTGAGGATTTCCAGCGCCCCATAACCGAGGTGTTCCCGGAGCAGTCCGCGGAAGGAAGACGTCAGCATAACCGCTACCTTATGGGTAAGGAGGCCAAGCCCGTGGGTGTGCTGTCATTCGGCGAGTGGAGTAATGCCGCCTGCCGTGAGATTGACTGCTATTCGCTTGCAGCCGGGACCAGTGTTACCGCCTCAAGCGTCAAAGCCTCCTACATTGCCAAACCGGGAGCGGCAGAGTCCGTCCCTGAAATTATCTTGCCAGCACTTGAATGGCTTACCGCCGCCCGTGCTTTCGGTGCGAGGGGTGACGCCAATCACGCCGCAATTTGTCAGCAGAATGCACAGAACTTAATAGTGTAGTAGAACTATGGGAAAAGCCGTTTGTTCAGAAATAGGATATGTAACGCCAGGCAATCCTCCCGGAATCTATCATTCCGTTTGGGAGTTGCTGAATGCACGTCTCTTTGGGGCTATGCCTCCCGGACTGCTGGCACAGGATAACCTGCCTAATGTAGATATATGGAAAGATGGCGTTGTGCGTAACAACGACAGCGAGCCTTACTCTTTCACCATCGTCACAAGCGAGGAGGATGCTCCCAAGAAGGACGATGTTATTTTGTACAAGGGAAAATACTATGTCATCGGCGCAGTGGACGCCAATAACGAATAATTACTATGTCAAAGACCAGTTATACTTGCACAGGGTGTATGCCCATAGATAAGTCTATTGTAGACACCTACATAGCAATGCTTACCGCCGATAAGAGCGTTGAGGAAGCCGAGGAGGCACGTGTTGAAGCGGAAGCGGGACGTGTTGAAGCGGAGACCGCCCGTGCATCTGCAGAGGCCAGCCGTGTTATTGCCGAGGGTGCACGCGAAGCAACTTCATCTGCCGACCACGCAGTTGCCGTTTCTGACCATACCACGGCAGTCGCAGATCACACCACCGCTGAAGGTGACCACAGCACGGCTACTTCGGACCATACGGCAAGCGTTGAGGCAACAGAGGCCGCAGGCGTTGCAACAAATCGTGCAAACGAAGCCGCCGCTGCCGCAGAGCACATGGTGGATATTAAGACTGGCCCCCAGGGCCCTCAGGGTAACACCGGCTCCAGCGTAGACTATCCCTATGAACTGGTCAACAATGTTACTACGGACGATGCTACCAAGGGATTGTCCGCCGCCCAGGGCGTAGTGCTTGACGGCAAAATCAGTCAATTAGGCCAATACGTGGAGAATCCGGAATTTGTAGAAGTCCATACTGACGAAGAAGATAAGGTGTTATATGGCGTAAAGAATGACGGAGACTTCCACTTCGGCGCAGGCGTTCCTTCGCAGATTGTTGAAAAACTCGGAGAAGGTCTCGAAACTAAGGTTGACAAAGAGGAAGGCAAATCCCTCATTGATGCCGACTATGCTGCTTCTAAATCTGTAATCGAGAGTCCCGAATATCTGGATGTTACAACGGATGCAGAAGACAAGGTTCTTGAAGGAATAAAGACCGACGGGACCAAGGTTATTGGTGGAGACATCAAGATTCTCGGCAATATGGAAGTCTCTGGAGTATCATATAAAGTCATTGAGAATCCTGAGTATCTTGCAGCATGGGTAGATGTAGAAGACAAGGTTATCTTTGGTCTCAAGACTGATGGAAAGACCTATGTAGGTGATGCAGATTTCCTGAATAATATTGATGACATTAAAGTTTCTCTTCAGAATATCACTGACAAAAACATTGATTGGGATGCACTCTTATCTTTCGAATCTGTTGAAAATCCTGAATATATTGAAGCAAAGACTGACTCAGAAGGAAAGCTCCTTGCAGGAAGAACACCTGATGGTGCTGCTTTTGAGAATGTAGGATTCTCTACTCCAAAGATGTCTATTGATGGTAATACCATAGAGAACATTGAAGATCCAGAAGGAAGAAGTGAAATCACTACTGATTCTGAAGGTAAGATTATATCGTATAGGGATAGCGAAGGAGTGAAGCATGAGGAAGTAGGGATTGAACTTAGTG